TTGGGAAGCATACAAAGAATATGGTAAGTAGCGGGATCGGGCACCTGCCTAGCTTTTTCCTCTGGCGCTTTGTTTAAAAGACCAGAAAGATCAACAGCAGACACATCAAATTCACTCATCGTCATCATCCTTAATTTTTCTTAAAAGGTCATTTAACTCATACTGCGCGGTTCGTAGACCCTTGATTACTCCGCACATTCCCTTGTAATCGGCATGATCTTTAGCCACGCCGTCACACAAAGTCCCAGTCAAATCTTGAATCCGCTCATTAATTTTTTGGTTCAAGACTTCGAATATCTTCAGTTCCATGATTCACCTCTATTGGTTTAAAAGTAGTAATGTCGTAGTTAGCCGACTTACACCATACTCGTGCAAAGTTGCAATCCATTCTTAATGGACACGACTCGCACTTGGCATTCTTTGTACTAATGTTGTTTCCGTGATTCCTGTATAAATACAACACTTTAGGTAATCTGGCCGCAGGAAACTTTTCAACAATCTGCATAAACAAATCGCCATCTGCACAGCCATTAGTACTAGCCAGCTTCTCGTTGTAACCTTGGATGTGATTCATTACATCTGAGCGGTACATTCCAAAATGTCTCCAGCCGTGTTGATGTAATTTATTAGGATCAAATGTAGGACTTGGGGAATAGTGCTCGACCTCACCCTTCTTACCTATCTGGGCAAAGTCGGAATATATAAACTTAACGTCTGGCAACTGGTCAAAAGCCATTAACATTTCTTCAATGGCATACCTTTCAAGCATGTCATCGCTGTCAAAATGAGCATAAAAGTCCCCTTTAGCAAGCCCAGAAAGCTTCAACATTGTGCTGTTATAGCCAATATTTACCCCATTTTTGTGGACTTTTATGCGTTTATCACCCTTAGATAAGACCTCCGCTAGCTCCCAAGTACCATCATCAGACCCATCATCGAGAATTATCAGTTCCCAATTCTTATAAGTCTGCTTTTTTGCGCTATCAATAGCGTTTTTAATGTAAGCCACGTTGTTATACGCAGCCATAAGTAGGGAAACTAGCGGTTTTGTCATTTAGCCTCGCGTCATTTTGGTAATAACATCAGCTTTAAGCCTCTGTTCATTAGTTTTCTCTGTGGATTTCAAGCGCATAGCCTCTCTTTGGCCTTCCGCTTTGATCCTCTCAGCGTCAATAGCCAATCTAGCCTGAGCTAAAGCCATATCAGCCTGATCTTTTGCAGCTTTACGTTTGACTTCATCAGCTTTGATCTGCAATTCAGCCTGTTGCATCTGAATAAGTGGATCCTGAGCCTGTTGTTGAGCCTGTTTCTGTTGAGCTTGAGCAGTATTTGACTGTAAAAGCTGGGCACTAGCCTCTGCAACCAACTTAGACAACTGAACTTCCACATCTTCTGGCAGTTTTTCGTTAGGAGGAGGAAGAGGCACACCCATTTGCTCTTCAATCTTGCGTCTGTACAAGAATCCTAAGTGCTCCGCGATGTGAGCTTGGATAGCCGCCATCATTTGCTGAGCCATAGGGTTCTGTCCCATCGTTTGAGCAATCATCGGATCCTGCATAAACGTTGTATGCACCGCAATGTGAGCATCTTGATCCTGATAAATGAACGCTTTAGTAGGTTCACCCTTCAAGAACGCCATGTTCTCACTAATAGGATCTCTTGGCTCCTCGTCATCTGGAGTCGGTACTAACTTCTCACCATTCTTAATACCCAAAACCTCAATCATCTGTCTATGAAGGTTAGGTAAATTGTAAATCTGAGGAGCCTGCTGCGCCATTTGCATCACAGCTTGGTATTGCATGATCCTCTGAGCCATCGTCGAGCTATTAGGATCAGATACAGGAATGACATCCACCATGTCATAGTCTTCCTGCTTGGCCATTCTTGTTCCCGAAGCGGGATCGTAGTCATACTCTGTAGGAGCGTAGTCTCTAATGATCGCTTTTAAGATCTTGAACTCTTGCTTCATCGAGTAATGAACCCGCGCCTGCACAGCAGACATCGTTTTCAATTGACGCTCTAACAAAGCTAACGTCGTACCGACCGGCGCATTAGCAGACATATCACTGATGTTCATATCAGCAATAGATCCCAAACGTCTGCCCTCTTCAGTGACCTTATCCAACAAAGCAGCCAATACCTGTGACGGCTCCTTATATGGAAGCGTCATGATGTTGTCTTTGATAGACCCACTTGGTACGTCTACATCCCTAAACTCGCCGGGAGCAATAGGCGTGTCATCACCCTTTACTCGTAAACCCCTAGACTTCAAACCGCCGGGCAGATTACTTAATGTGCCAGCATCAATGAGTTGCCTAATAAGAGATGTACCGGCTCGGGCATAACCACCAATAAGATGTATGAAACCAAAGCCATAAGCACCAAAGCCGGGTACATAATCATATTGAACAAAATGTTGACGTTTAAGACGCTTCTTATCTTTCTCATCCCAGTTCCTGTAGATAGATAAAACTTTATTAGTGCCAACGTCAATCGTGATAATGTAAGGTAAAGCAATACCATCTTCATCTTCATAACCCGGCAAATCATAGTCAACTTGGATTTCATAAATCTGATAGCGGTCGTCATCTGTAACAGAATAACCCTGCTCATCCGCTTTCTTTTTCTCTACGTCAGTGTGTATATTAGTTGGCTCACCCAAATCAACATCACAATAAAAACCAGCTACCTGTAGTTTCTTTAACTCATTCTTAGACTTACGCATAATGTGCGTAACTCTCTCTGCCGTTCTAGAATTACTAGAGCCATAAGGAATAATCACATCCTCAGCCGGCACATAAACAGAAGTCTGCCGGCCAAGAGAAGGATCATAGTAAACCTTCTTAAAAGCCGATCCAGCTAAGCCTAAGTTAAACAACATCCTCTCATGCTCAGGACGATACTCAGGCATCTCCTCAGTTAACTTATAGTTCATGTCCTCCTGAACTCGCGCAGCCGCTTCAGTCTTAAGACGGTCAATTGCACCAATAATTTCCGTTTTGACTGGCCCCGCCGCAGGGAACGTTTCAATAATCGTTTCGCTCTGGAACCTAACCGCAGCTTCTGTAAGGATCGTAGAGAAAACACCACAAGCGCCACTCCAAGGCTCAGTACGTTCTTCATACTTCATCCCCAAAACATCAAGACCCTTGACATACATCTCTACCCAGTCTTTGCGAGATGTCACATCACTAGACACCTCCTCAACCAGATCAGATCCAATCGTAGCTAGAGTTCCTTCATCTATGAACTCAGCTAAGTTGTCGTCAAACTCATCTCCCCCGCCAGTAGGAGGAGTCAAATCAATCTCAATCCCATCTATATTAATAGACATAGATTCAGGATTCTCAACCTCAATCTCAACATCTGGTTCCAATGATTCAATGCCCTGCGGCATTTCGTATAAAGATTTTTCCATGAGAGCCTCAATAGTAAACGTGCTTCTTTCTGAAGCCGATTAGATCTTCACGCTCGTCTGTATCGAGCCGCAAAAATCCACCTTGTCTGAAACGAATTAATCCTTGGACACAAGCATCAACCAAGTCATCATGCTCAGCATTCGGAAACGCCGCCATCTGCTCAACCAACTCGCGCGCCCACCTCGTATCAGGTGCCCATACTTTACCCGACTTGAACAAATCAGTCACCGAATTTAGTCGCACAAACTTATCATTTCCCCTCGAAGGCGTATATTCACTCACCACAATACCCATCCGTCTTAATTCAAATATCAACGGCGCGCCAGCAGCCTTAGCCTCAACAACAAAAGCATCAGGCTCCCAATCCATATAGTGTGCATACGCCTTCTCTTTCAATTCAGGAAACTCCATCCTCTTTTGAAAAGCATCTAGCAAAATAATATTCACATCCTCAGAGTTTTCATTCATGTGAAAAACCCCAAGAGTCACGCAGGCCGAGTAGTCTGATCTCTCATTCTTAGTAAAAGCCGTATCCCAACTCTGAATAATAAACTCACACTTAGGAGGATCCTCATGCTCCCAAATCTTCCACCACTCTCTCTTAACTAAAGCACCCTCTTCTCCCGTAGGGTTCTGCTGATACTGAGCATTCCACTTACTAGGAGGAAGTTCATCCCGTAGTGCTTCTAATTCTTCCAAACTCCAAAACTCAGGCCATAAAGGTTTACCACTGGGCATAATCGCGGGTAGCTCAATTACCTCCCACTCTTCACCCTTATCCCTACTGGCTGCATCCTTGATGATCCTACCAGTCAGGTCTTTCTCCGACCAGCGCGTCATTACAACAATAATAGATCCACCCGGCTGTAAACGTTGCCGAGGCCCAGATGTATACCACTCATAAATCTTATCAAAGACCGTCGGATCCCCTTGAGCTAAAGCCGCTTCCTGCTCAGAGTGAGGATCGTCAATAATCAAAAGATCTGCGCCCTTACCAGTTACCGTACCCCCAACGCCGATAGCGAAGTACTCTCCTCCGCCGTTAGTAGCCCACCGGCCAGCAGCTTTACTGTCCTGTCTTAAACTTACATTAGGAAAGATCCGTGCGTACTGTTCTGAATCTACAAGATTCCTAACCTTCCGTCCAAATCCTACTGCTAAATCCGCCGTGTTCGAACACTGAATAACTTTCTTATTAGGGTTCTTCCCAAGGAACCACGAAGGTAAAAGATACGAAGCAAACTCACTCTTCGTATGCCGAGGAGCCATATTGATAATCAGTCTCTTAATCTTCCCGTTAGCAATATCCTCAAACTTCTTAGCCATTAAAGAGTGATGTCTACCTCCCACGAACCCCGGCCACATCTCCTTGATGTACTCCATAAAAGATACCTGCGCCTTCTCCCGCACTATCGCACTCTTATATGTCTCAATACTCGCCAAGAACTCCTCCTGCTCATTAGCCGGTAGTTGT